AGGTGTTGTATTACCAACTGTACCGCCTTCAATTGCTGGAGCAGTTAAAGTTTTATTTGTTAATGTTTGTGTTGCAGCTAATCCAACAAAACTTTCAGATTGTAAAGCAGTATTAAACTCTGCTAATGAACCTGTTACTGTATTACTTGCTAAATCAATTGTTTTGTTTGTTAGTGTATCAGTTGTTGCTTTACCTACAAGTGTATCTGTAGCCGCTGGTAATGTTACTACAACATTTCCTGAGTATGCTGAGTGAGCAGCTGATTTTAATGATGTATAGTGAGCATTTGAACTTTCACAATAAAATTTAATATCAGAAGCTGTACCTGCGTTTTTAAGGTCAAGTGAACCTGGTGTAAGAGTAAGTATATCATTACCACCAAGTTTAAAGTGAACTGTATCGTCTGTATCTGCTGTAATTGAAGTATCTTTATCTGCGTCTAAAAATAATTCAGTACCGTTCATGTCGATACCATTAAACACAGCGTCATTATCAAAACCAACTGTTAAAGTATCACTATCTAATGAGGTAACGATACCGTTACCACCAGTAATTTTTAAAGTTTCTGTAAGTAGATTGATTGTAGTTGAAGTGGAACTTTCATCAACTAAAGTAAGATTCGTTGCTGGAGCGGCAAACGATAACCCACCTGAACCATCCGTTGTCAACACATGACCACTTGAGCCATCTGCGGCTGGTAATGTTAATGCTAAGTTAGCTGCAACAGAATTTGGCGATTTAAGAGAAACAAAGTGTGCGCCGTTATTTGTTCCTTCTAAAAATTTAATTGTACCACCTACTGTGGCAGAATTACCTACATTTAATGCTGAAATCGCTGAGTTTGAATCAGTTGTTAAAGCTGAACTTGCTGTTAAAGTACCATCTACATGGTCTAATTTATCTACAAAATATTGACCGCCAATAACTGTTATATTATTTGCGTCACCGTTTCCATCTACGCCGCCTTCACCAACAAATAATCTATCACCGTTATTAGCTTGAGTACCTGTACCGAATGTATAGGCTAATTCACCTAATTTAAGCGTTGACGGAGCTGTAGCATTGCTACTTCTTTTTATCTGAATTACTGTTGACATTTATTGCTCCTAAAAATTGCCACCGTTAAATACCAATGTTCCTGAAGTAGTATCTAACTCGTTTCTTGTTTTAAATTTATCTGAGGAGGCGTCATATTGTAATAAAGCACCATCTGTTAAACTAGTTGAATCAACATCTGATAAACTTCTTAATCTATTCACATTTGTAATATTTACATTTGTGCTTGGAACCTGAACAGAAACCTGTTGAGGACCAGATGAAGTTGATGAGTTAATATTTGCTTTAACACCACCAGTTTGATTAATAACTGCTTTTACCATTAGCTCCCTCTCTCTTTGTAATATTTATAATGAAAAAGACTTGAGGAATAACTAAACTTTTGGATTTACAGTAATAATTCCTTCGATTACTCTGGTAACTGTACTATCTGCTGTTTTTGTGATATAAACATCATACACATATCTAGCTGGTGCGTCTAAATTAGCCGTTTGTGTATCTGTTAATTGCAATTCAACTACGCCTGTAGTAGGGTCACTAGCAAGGGCTGATGATATTGTTACACTTGAAGAAGCACCATGCTGTTTAGCCATTTTTGCTACTGTTGTATAACCTGTTAAATCAACGGCATTTCCATCTGAATTAGTTACAGTTACATCTGAACTAAAAGAAGCGCCTTGGTCTATTCTAAGATTTGCTACTGCCGCCATTGAATTGTTTTATTCCTTCTTGTATTTTTCCGTTATAAAAGTTTGTTAATACTTCTATCTTTTCCAACTCAATTTCATGTCGTACTTTTGATTGTTGAATTTCTTGTCGAGCAACTATGTAGTTTCTTAATTCTAAAGGTAGTTGTTCAGCTTCATATTCATTACCATCAATGGTTATCATATCTGCCATAATATATCCTTAATGTTATAGTTTTTTATTTTGTTTTTTGATTTCTGCAATCAATTTTGCTTTTGTAAATCGTTTGTCTAATTCGACACCAATTTTTCTACCTAGTTTTTCTAACTCGGCTTTTGTTTTCTTTTCTAAACCTTTTGTATCAATTTTTTTAACTTCGTTTTTTAACACTAAAGGTTTTGTACCAACAAGAAAATTTGTAAGTTTTTTTAAATCTTCTTTTAGTTTCTTCCATATAGACATAATCATTCCTCTTATTTTATTAATTCTGATATTTATATCGTAATATTACGACACCTGAACCGCCAGCTTGACCACCTTGACCACCTGTACTACATTCACCGTGGCCACCACCGCCACCACCTGTATTTGCTGAACCAGCAGTACCACTTCCTGGATGACCTACACCTCTTCCGCCGCCGCCTGGACCACCTGCTCCAAAACCTGCTGGACCTGGAAATGTGCCGCCGCCTCCGCCGCCTGCGTAGGTAACACTTGAACCTGTTATTGAATTTGCTGTACCATTACCACCGTTAGCACCTGAACCTGGTGAAGGACCTGAAGAACCGCCTACATGAGAACCTGCTGTACCGGCACCACCGCCGCCACCGCCTCCCCATGGAGCTTGAGGACCACTACCTGGTTTACCTGAACCATTACCACCATTATTACCTTGAGGTGGACTTACTGGTGGTTGATTTCCTGTTCCACCACCATATGCACAAGGACCGGCACCACCGCCGCCACCTGAGCCGCCGGGTGTAGCATTATTGTTATCTTCAGCTGTTGCACCGCCGCCGCCACCTGCTGATGTGATTGTTGCAAATGTTGAAGGTGAACCATTACCACTATTAGTATTACCAGCACCTCCGGCACCTACTGTAATAGGATAAGTTTGAGCTGATATAGCTGTACCGCCAGTATCGGGAGATGGATAACCTGTTCTAAATCCACCGGCACCACCGCCGCCTCCAGCCCAATCGGGTGATGGACCCTCACCGCCGCCACCTCCACCAACAACAAGATAGTCAACTGTATGACTTTGATTACTTGCTGATGAAATAACAAAGTTGGATGATGAGTTAAAAGTATGAATTTTGTAATTACCTGATGTTGATACTGTACCACCTGTAGCAGCAATATAAGTTTTTGCTTCTAAATTTGCAACATTTGATTCGTTAGTATATAACCAACCTTTTGTTGCGTCTGCATAAACTAAAACAACACTTGCTCTTGTTGTGTCTATTTCTGAATTATTAGCGGCACCTTGAATATTTGAACCGTTACGAGCAATTACACATGAATTTGTTTGAAAGGTAGCCGCATAATCTTTAATTGCTACATAATCACCTGCACTTGGTGAGGCAGGTAAAGTCATAGTAATTGCACCACCAGTTGTGTTTACAAAATAACCTTTACCAGATACCATAGTTGTATTTGATGTTACAACTGATTGCCAATCAAAGGCTAATACTGAAGCAGAAGCTCCTAATGCTAATGAAGCACCATTTAGTGTGATAGTTGAATTTGCTAATTTATTATTTGCGATAGAACCTGCTAATTTTGCATTTGTAATTGTGCCGTCATTAATGTCGGCAGCTACAACCGTGCCGTCAACTAATTTAGCTGCGTCAACTGAATTGTCTGCAAGACCTGATTTTGTTACTTTTGTTAATGCCATGTTTTTATCTCTTTATACTATTTATAAAACTTATTGATACTTATACTTAATAATAACAAAGCCAGAACCACCTGTTCCTCCAGCTGAGTTGTTACCACCTCCACCAGCGCCACCGCCAGTATTAGCAGTACCGTTTGAACCTGTATTATTTAAAAGTCCACCTGCACCTCCACCGTGTGTAACTGAACCTGCTGTTCCTACTGATAGTCTTAATCCTCCAGAACCACCGCCTGCAACTGAACCTGAATTAGGAGCCATTGACCAATTTGGTGATACATCTAAACCTGCACCTCCAGCACCAGATGAAATACCTGGCGTAGGACTTCCGTTAGAGCCTGCTCCGCCTGCACCACCGGCACCACCGCCGCCACCTGAACCTACATTTGTTCCTGGACCAGGACCTGGAGCAGGACCATTTCCATTACCACCAGCATTACCTTGAGGTGGTGAAACTGGTGGAGTATTTCCTGAACCTGCATTAGCAGGTCCTTCAAAACCTCTACCTCCGCCTCCTGAGCCTCCATCGGTTCCACTTGCGTCTGGTCTTGCTGAACCATTTAAGTTATAAGCGGAACCTCCTCCGCCACCGCCGGCAGATGTGATTGTACTAAAAATTGAATTTGAACCATTGTTACCAACTTGACCCTCATTTCCTGGAGCCGCACCAGTAGCGCCGCCAGCACCTACTGTAATTGGATAAGTTTGAGCTGTAATTGTTAAACTTTCAGGAACAGATTGTCTTAAGCCTCCTGCACCAGCGCCACCAGCAGTACCATGACCTCCGCCACCACCGCCAGCAGTTACAATGTAACCTACAGCTGTAGGATTACCTGCTGAACCAATTTTACTTACAACGAAGTTTGATGATGAATTAAATGTGTGATATTTGTAATCACCAGATGTAGTAACTGTGCCACCTGTAGCAGTTATAAAATCAGCACTTAAACTATCAACATTATGTTCGTCTGTATATAACCAACCTTTTGTTGCGTCAACATAAATTAAAGTTACTGAAGCTCTATTTGTGCTTAGTGTACTATTAGTTGTTTCGCCTTGAATTTTATGTGAATTTCTTGCAATTGTACAAGCGTTTGTACCGAATGTTCCTGCATAATCTTTAACTGAAATTGTATCACCGATAGCTGCACTTGATGGTAATGTCATTGTAATTGCACCAGATGTGGTGTTTACAAAGTAACCACGGCCTGCAACCATAGTTGTGTTACCTGTTATGACAGATTGCCAATCAACATTAGCTGAAGCAGTAATAGAGGCACCTAGATTTACTGAGGTGCCGTTGATTGTAAATGAAGAATTTGAAAGTTTTGCGTTAGCAATGGTAGAGTTGGCCAGTTTAGCACTTGTAAGTGTACTATCAGCA